ATGGATATTATGAGCAGATGCTGGGAGGTAAGAACGCTGATTGGATACGCTGTTACGCTGAGGCCAAGTATACGTTTGTTCAGGAAGGTAGACCGGTTTGGCCTGAGTACGACGATGAGATGATGTCGGCTGAGGTTCAGTATGATCCGCAATATCCGCTTCAGATCGGCGTTGACTTTGGATTAACCCCTGCTGCGGTCTTTGGTCAGAGAACATCTGGCGGTGCCTGGAAGGTTTTAGATGAGCTTGTAACGTTTGATATGGGTCTTGAGCGCTTTGGTCAGGAATTATTGGCTAAGATTGCTGCGAGTTTTGATAAGGCTGACGTGCAGATCTGGGGCGATCCCGCTGGTAATAAGCGGGACGAGATCTATGAGGTCACTGCGTTCGATCATTTAAAGTCGATTGGCTTTAAGGCGCAACCAACAGACAGTAATGCGTTCAATGTAAGACGTGAGGCTGCTGCATCGCCTATGAACCGGCTGGTTGGTGGTAAGCCAGGGCTATTAGTAAACAAGAAGTGCTTGAGATTGCGTAAAGCTCTAAGCGGTGGTTATTTTTTCAAGCGTGTTTCTATGGGCGCTGGGCAGGATCGGTTTAAAGATGCGCCGGTAAAGAATGAGCATTCTCACTGCGGAGATGCGTTTGGTTACTTAATGCTGGGCGGTGGTGAGCAGCGTAGATTACGGCGTGGTTCTTATGGTCATAGCTTTGCCGGTGGTCAGACATTTAGCGCTGTCACTGATTTCGAGGTTATTTAATGGGGCTGATACAGATCCCAGAGTTCCGCATGAGTTCTGACGAGCATATCATTCCATTACGATATGAGCATTTAAGCAGAATGCGATTTAATGATGATACCAAAGAATACCTGAAGTACATTCCCAACTATATGGATTATGTTTGGGATAATTCTGCTGATGGTTCAAGCTGGGCTGCTCTTGGCCGTAACAAGGTAGTTGCTATTTTTGGTATTCGTATACTTTGGACTGGCTTGGCTGAGATGTGGATGGTTCCCACATTAGATATTGATCGTCATGCAATATCGCTTGTGCGTGGAGCTAAGGTAATAACCGATAGCGCAATCAACGATTACGACATAAAAAGGCTTCAGATCTGTGTAAAAGTGGAAAACGATACCGCATTTAAGTTTGCCAAAGCCCTGCGTTTTGAGGTAGAAAGTATTATGAGAAAGTTTGGTCCAGAGGGGGCCGACTATTACATGATGGCGAGGTTTTAATATGAGCGGATTATTTGGTGGCGGAACTCGTGGGCAAACCCAAGCTGAAAAAGATGCTGAGGTTGCTAGAGTTAGAGCTGATGAACGTGCTTCAGCTCAAGAAAAAACAGAAATGCAGGGCGCACAAAGTCGTCGCCGGTTAAGGCGTTCTGGCGGTATGAGGATGTTGTTTTCTCCTGCCCGTCGTGAAGGTCCAGGCGATATTTCTAAAGCCACGAAATTAGGTGGAGGGAGCTAATGAATAAGGATAAATTAAAATTTGGTCCTGACGTTAGTGGTTCTCCTTTTATTTCTATTAAGGGGAAAGCGCCTTCCAGTGTATTTCTTAGCCGCCGCCGCAGGGATCGTGAATCTAGTAAGTCACGTTTGTTAAAAGAAGCTGCTGCTGCTAAAATAGTTGCGGATCGTGCTGCTAAACGTGCTGCTGGTCAAGCTAAAAGGAAAAAGTTTGAAAAGAAAAAAGGCGAACAAGTTAATAAAAGACGTCAAACTTTGTTAAATATTCAGAAAGGGTCATCATGACACAGATCAAATCTTTTCAAAAAATATATGAAGAAAAACTTGCTGTGAAGTCTGCTTTAAAAAGCAAGCAAATAAACGTAACGGCTAAAAAATCTGTTCCAAAAGCGGTTGCAAAGAAAAAGGTTAAGTGAAATGGCAAGGCTGAATGTAAGAGACTTAATCGAGCGTGAGGCCAAGGCTACTGCACGCAAGGACGAATGGCGATCTATCTATGAGGATTGCTATGAATTTGCATTGCCTCAGCGCAATCTTTATTCTGGTTATTATGAGGGTGGAACGCCAGGTCAGGGCAAGATGGCACGAGTTTTTGACTCGACTGCTATTCATGCAACTCAGCGTTTTGCCAATAGGATTCAGGCTGGTTTATTCCCGCCTCAAAAAGCATGGTGCCGCTTGGAAGCTGGCAGTGGTATTCCTGAAGAGCAACAGCCCCAGGCTCAAGCTGCTTTAGACGCCTATACAACTCGCATGTTTGAAATAATGCGACAGACTAACTTTGATCTGGCAATGGGCGAGTTCTTACTTGATCTGTGCGTTGGTACTGCGGTTATGATGGTGACGTCAGGCGATGAGGTTACACCTATTCGCTTTACTTCTATTCCTCAGTATTTGGTTGCAATCGAAGAGGGTACATTCGGGAACGTTGACAACGTATATCGCAAACTTAGAATGAAGGCCGAAGCGATACCACAAGAGTTTCCAGATGCAGATATAACTGTTGAATTGAAAGAGGCGATATTGCAATCTCCCTCTAAAGAGATAGATCTGCTTGATGCTGTTATATATGATTATGACAGTGGCGTTTATTGTTACCATGTTATTTGGCCTGGTAAGAAGCAAGAGCTTGTCTATCGCACTATGCAGTCCTCACCGTTTATCGTTGCGCGATATATGAAGGTTGCGGGTGAGATATATGGCCGTGGTCCTTTAGTTACTGCAATTGCTGACATTAAAACGCTGAACAAAACTGTTGAGTTAGTTCTAAAGAATGCGTCTCTGGCTATTGCTGGTGTATATACGGCTGCTGATGATGGTGTGTTAAATCCTCAGAACATTAAGATTCAGCCTGGTGCGGTTATTGGTGTTGCTAGAAATGGCGGTCCACAAGGTCCATCGTTGATGCCTTTGCCACGAACGGGAGACTTCAACGTCAGTCAGATTGTTATGAATGATTTGCGTATGAACGTTAAAAAGATCTTGATGGACGATACTTTGCCGCCAGATAATATGTCTGCTCGTTCTGCAACTGAAATTGCTGAAAGATCTAGGGAACTTGCGACTAATCTTGGCTCTGCGTTTGGTCGTTTAATAGACGAAACGATGGTTCCTTTAGTGTCGCGCATTCTTTATGTAATGGATCAGCAGGGGTACATTGATTTACCTCTGAAGGTGAACGGTGTTGAGGTAAAGGTTACTCCTGTAGCTCCGTTAGCTCAGGCTCAGAAGCTACAGGAAGTAAACGATATTGTGCAGTTTATGCAGATTGCAAACTCTCTAGGTCCAGAGGGTCAAGCTGCGTTATCTATTCCGCGCATTACTCAGTTTATCGCTAATAAAATGAATATAAGTCAAGAATTGCTAACTACACCGGAAGAGCAACAGATGATGATGGAGCAGATGCAGCAAGCAATGATGGCCGAAGAAGGGCCACCGGCTGCTAATGATGGCGGGGCAACAATGGAGGCGATGCAATGAGTTCACCGGAGGGTTGGGATGGTTTAACCCAAGCTGTTAGTGAAGCGCCAAGAGCCGACGATATAGATATTATCTATGGCAAAGTGTTCAAAAGTTCTGAAGGGCAAAAGGTTCTAAGCCACTTGCGCAGCATTACGATTGAACAACCGACTTGGAATCCAGGAGAGGACGCGAGCTTTGGATATGCCAGAACGGGTATGTCGGAGATTGTTCGCATGATTGAAAAAAGAATAGGAAGGTCAAACAATGGCTGAAGCAGAGACAATGGAAATGGATGCCGATGCACCATTGATTAATCCGATAACAGAAGCTGCGTCACAAGAGGAAGCGCCTATTCCTGTGCATGAAGTGCAAGAAGAAGCCCCGTCAGACAATGATGATCCGTTGGAACGTCCTGATTATTATCCTGCTAAGTTCTGGAGCGAGGACGGCCCTGATGTTGAAAAACTGGCAAAGAGTTATGCAGAGCTTGAAAAGAAGTTTAAGTCTGGAAAACATAAAGCACCGGAAGAATATGATGTTTCTCAATTGGCGGATCAAGGGTTGGATTCTGATGACCCAACTGTCTCCGTATATCAGGACTGGGCTAAAGAAAACGGGATTAGCCAGGCTGCCTTTGAGGATCTTGCAAGTCGTGTGTTATCCCTATCGAAAGACGAGCAAGAAAGTGTTGAGTATGATCAGCGCGCTGAAATGGAGAAGCTAGGAAATAACGCTCGAGAAAAAATTCAAATGGTTGAGAGAGCTTTAATGAAAGTCTCTATGAGCAATTCAGAGCGGGAATCTTTTGCAGCTTCATTAAATAACGCCGAATCAATTAATGCGTTTGTTAAGTACCACCAGTCAATGACAAATGAAAACATTCCAATCAAGGAAGCAATTCAACAATCTAAAATGACTAAGGAAGATTTAGATTCTGCTGTGTCTGATCCAAGATGGAAGACTGATGCCGGTTGGCGCACAAAGATTGAACGACAATGGCTTCAAACACAAGCATAATCTTAACCTCTTGCAATAAATATCGCTTGCGTGTATTTTAGCCTTGACGGTTAACCGCACACGGCCCGTTAGATGTAGTAATCTACTGGCTGGTGCGTCCATAACGCGCAAGCGAACCGCCCGAACTTCGGATAACGGACCGCGTTTTGTTGAAACTCAAAACGGAGGTATCTGCAATGGCGCAGAACGTCACAGCAGCGTTTGTTGATTTATTCGATTCTGAAGTCAAACAAGCGTATCAAGCCGAATCTATCCTTCGCGGTACAATGCGTACTCGCACAGGGGTAGCTGGTAACACTGTCAAATTCCCAAAAATTGGCAAAGGTGTTGCTACTATTCGCGTCCCGCAAACGGACGTTACACCACTTAACGTAACATATGCTCAAGTAACGGCATCAATGTCCGACTACATTGCCGCTGAATACTCTGACATTTTCCAGCAGTCACACATCAACTTTGATGAGCGGTCTGAATTGGTTCAAGTTGTTTCCAAGTCTATTGCTCGTCGCATGGATCAACTTTGCATTGATGCTTTTGTTGGCAATGCCGGTACAACTGTTGCAACAACTATTGGCGGTGCTGGCACTAATATGAACATTGAAAAACTTCGTGCTACTGCAAAAGCAATGAATGCTAATAATGTTCCATCTGAAGGCCGTTATTTGCTTATGAATGCATCACAGCTTGATGCAATGCTGGGTGAAACTGAAATCACTAACCAAGACTTTGCTACTGTAAAAGCTCTTGTTCGTGGCGAAGTGAATGCCTTCATGGGCTTTAACATTTTGACAATGGGTGATCGTGATGAAGGTGGCGTTCCTAAGCCTTCCACACGTTCATGTTTTGCATGGCACAAAGATGCAATGGGCTATGCTGAGTCAATGTCTCAAAAGACCGAAGTGAATTATGTTCCTGAAAAGACATCTTACTTGGTTAGCTCAATGTTCTCTGCTGGCTCTGTTGCTATCGACACCGCTGGCATTGTTCAAATCAACTGTACCGAATAAGGAGAACTGAAACATGGCATTTGCATTAGCAAACTGGGCAACTGTTGCCGCTTCCAAAAGCGGGAATGCACCAGCTATCTATAGCTACAAGTCTTCTGGGGATAACAAGGCCGCTATTGCTGGTTCTGGTTATTTCAACTCAGTGGCGGATCTAATCACTACGGGCGATTGGATTTATACTTACGGTAGCGATGGTGGACAAACATTGGCTGCTACTAAAACCGGCGCTGTTATTACAGCGGCAGTTATCTAAAGAAAAAAGAAGGGCTGGTTTGATCTAGCCCTTCTTATAATACTTGGAGAACGATATGTCTGCTGGTGATACTTCCCTTTCCATTTGCTCGGATGCTTTAATATTATTAGGTGCCGCACCTATCTCTTCATTTACAGAAGGATCTGATGCAGCCCAGGCTTGTGATCGTCTTTATCCAGATTTGCGTGATACTTTGTTATCAAACTATCTTTGGTCTTGGAGCGTGCAGAAACAAAAGCTTGCCAGGTTATCTACAGCTCCAATAGATGA